CTTACATCCGAGAACGGAGCAAGAGGTGCAATGAATGTGCTAGAGAAGATGCGTGACAATGGAATTATTCCAGAAGGCGTGTTCAGAGATTCTATTGTCAAGGCTCTTCACTTTACGGAAAAAGCAACCAAGTCTAAGATAGATATTAACAAAACGCTCACAGGTGATGCGTTGACATCTAGACTGCACGAACTGTTCTTTTCGAGAGATGACTCTTCCTTCAAGGGTAGAGGTCATTTCATTGATGCTTTCATTGGCAACATAGCAGAGGCATACAAGTTCAAAGACACAGCAACTAAGAAAAATCAATTCAAGGATAAGGCTCAAGTCAGTAAAGACCTCAAAGAAACATTTGGAGAAAAGTATTCAAAGGGTTTTACAAAAAGTGGAATGATTGAAGCCATTAGCGAATTGTTTACCGACCCTGCTCTTAGGGATGTTAAGCAGAACGATGTATATGGTGCTATAAAGATTCAGTCTAAGGTTAAGATTGACGATACATCGGCTCACGATGCATATAGCCACGCATTAAAAACTATTGATGCAAGCGACCACCAGTTAGTCTTATTTGAAGAGCCTCGTAATGTCAGAGAGGTTATGAATACGGCTGAAGGAAAGCCAGTACCGCCTAAGACGCAAATCTTTAACAACGACGGAAGTCCTAAGTTGACAGAAGAAGGAAAGGAAATCTACAAGGATTATACTGCTGACTTTGGTTTCTCTCAAGAGGGTGCTAAGGTCGTAACATTCAAGAGTAAGGGTGGAATGCGGGACTCTACGGGAATGATGGCAAAGCCATTTGAACCTAGGGCTGAAGTCATTCAGAGAGCCAAGGAAGCAGGATACGGAACTACTCTTTATTACCACGGAAGCGACAAAACCTTTACTGAGTTTAAGTTAGACCAAGAACTTGCCAACTCTGGTGGCAGGGCTGGCGAGAAGTCGGCAATGATTTACCTTACAGAAAATCCCAACGAAGGTAGAGCCTACGCTTACGGAAAGGTCTGGAACAAGGAGAAGTCTGTCCACGAAGACCCTAAGAATCCTAATGTCATAACAGCCTTTGTTAAGATGGATAATCCTTTTGAAGTTAATTCCAAAGGAGAATTCAGCCAAGAACAATTATCTATTATCAAGAAATACTTTAAGCCTTATTTTGGTTCTGAAAGTTCTCTTGATTACAAGATGCTTCAAATTGAAAACAAGTTTAAGCGTGGAGATAATATTTACAGCGACTTCCAGAATCTTAACAAGGCTGATAGAGTTAAGATGTTAAAGGAGTTAGGTTATGATGGCGTAAAAGATGGTGGTCACATTATGGTGTTTGACCCTGAGCAAGTTAAGTCTGCAAAAGACTTCACCTACGATGACGCTGGTAATGAAATTCCGTTGTCTGAACGCTTTGACAAGACCAAGAAGGATATCCGCTTCAAGCCTGTTGAGGATATCTATGAAGGTGGAAGAGTCTATGACGAGAACAGCAAACAGTTTAAGTCTGGCTTTTTAGGATTATATTCTGAACTGAACCCAGAAAGAATAAAGGGTCTTAGCCTTCAGTTTATGAAGAGGGCTGACGGCTCTCACAGAATTCGTCTGACGGACAACTCCAAGAAAGGCGAGTCCGCTGACATCGGTCATATCACGGCTAACATTTCTGGAGACACGGCAACGCTTTCTTCTCACATAAACAAGGACTACAGAGGAAGAAAATTAGCATTTGTTGTCTATAGCGAGATGGCTGAACGCCTTCGTTCTATGGGAGTCAAGTCTGTTGACGGACAAATTGTTAATCCAGATGGCGTTCCAGTTCATGTTCGTGAACAGATAATTGGAGACACCAGAGACTATAATACTGGAAAGCCTATCAGCCAAAGTGAAGCGGCTACTCGCATCCGTGCCAGACAAAAGGATGTTGGCTCAATGGGCGGCATTGATGTTTACAACAAGTTGCATAAGAACGCTCGCTACAAACCCGCTGAAGGCTGGAGAGACTGGAACTCTGAAAGGACTGCCATTGGTTCTGTAATCAAGAACACAATTGGATATGCCATTATAATGAGTGGCAATAAGTTCAGAGTCTACAATCCCCAGAAGGCTCTTATCGGAGTTTACACTAAGGAAGAAGAAGCCAAGCGGAGAGTCCAAAGGGACGAGCCTAAGCGATGAGTCCCGTAGACCCAGTCATCATAGAAACCGCTGAGGAGTTCAAGAAGGGCGGCTGGATAGTGGCAGTCCTAGGTGCGTTAGGTGCTATTGCTAGGCTTATCATCACGGAGGAACGCTTCGCTTGGATACGCTGGATACGCAAGGCTCTTGCTGGTGCTATCGTAGGTACGCTGGTGTACTTCGGAATTAACTTCGCCCCCATAGACCCTATCTACAAAGGCATCATCTACTCGTCCTCTGGTGCGTTAGCCCCAGACATCTTTGAATGGATTAAGTCTAAATTTATAAAAGAAACAAACACATGAATCCTTACTTTATGGACGAATACAATCGCCAGCAAGAGCAAGCATTGATGCTTGCCCAGAAAGGCGGTGCAATAAAACCTATTGAATACTTTGGAAGATATAATTTTAGTTCTCCAACCGCCGCCGCACAGTTTATTCAAACTCCACAATTCACAGGATTCTGGGACAGAGCAAATGCTGGAATAAACAATATAGGAGTTAGAGCAGAACTAAATGACTCTGGAAGATATAACAGCCCTTCATTAAGATGGTCTTATGAAAAAGAGATGCAATATAACAAAGATGTTTTAAACAGAAGATTGGCTAATCCTAACATAGACCCTAAGGTAGCACAGAAAGCATATGAAAACGCTTCAGTTGCTTCTAGAGCCGCTGGAAGATTCTACACTCAGCAGGGACTTCCTAATTCAGTAAATGACACATCATTCTATTTAAATTCAAAAAATTCTCAGTTAGATGGAGGAAGTTATCCAGTAAGGGTTATTGCAGATGAAAGACTGTCTAGATTTTCACTTTCAAACAGAACTCCATTTAACGGAAATATTCCACAGTACCCAGAACAAATAACAGTAGACGAGGCTTTAAGGCAAAACAGAAATACAAACCTTACAAGAACTGTAGGAACTGACCTAGGTGCTTCATTAAGTTCTAATCCAAAGGGAGAAGCATTCGTTTCTTCTCAAATGGCATCTCAAGAATCAAGACACGCAGGAAGGGTTAATGTAGATACAGGCGAAGTAACTCTTATTGGAAAACCAAAAACACCGATAAGAATGCAGATGGCTGGGAATGCAATTAACGCTACAGGAACATTTATGAATTACGCTGGAATCATTCCTCTTGTTGCAGATGAAGCCGAGCGTAGGCGTTCTGATTACCAGAATCCTGTTACGCAGGAATACTTCACTAAGGATAGAGTTACTGAACTTGATGGTATCACTTATGATTCTGCCACGCCACAGCAGATAGCGATGTTCCACCCAGACAACGCTGAAGACCACCCAGAGATAACAGACGAAATGAGAAAGAAGTTCTACCCTAAGTGGTTTGAGAAATGAGGTATCTATTCCTAGTCCTGCTCCTGTGCGGATGCAGTACCGCACCTAAACCCTTACCCCCTGTTCCCGTTGAAACGAAAAACCCGAAGAAAGACGAATACATCACTAGGGTCGAAGATATCGTCTCTGATTCCGCTTCTGCCCTTACTGCTGTCATTCCTAACCTCGATAAAGGCAATGTACGAGGACTTGTCGAAGCCCAAGTAACCCGCCTCTCTGGGGTTGCCAAGCCGTCTGTTGCAAAGGTTGAGGAGTACACCCGCATCATTAAACAAAATGACTCCAAGGCAGTAGAGCAGGACAAGAAGGACGCATCCAAGGTGGACGCTGAGACCACAGCCCTGTATCAGATGGTAGAGCAGAAGGATTACGAATTAGCGGAGGCTCACACTAGGGCTGACGCTGAGTTTAAACAGAAGGTGCTTTGGAAGTTCAGCACCGCTGGCCTAGGATTATTTACCGCTGGCTTGCTGGCACTTGCATTTACGCCCTTCAAGAAGTCCGCTGGCATTGTTATGGCTGGGGGTATGCTGGCTATGGCTTCCGCTTGGATATTCGACTCCACTTGGTTCACTTGGATTGCGGGAGGCTCGATTGGCATCACGGCTATCACCATCGTTTACGCTATAGTACGCAAGCCCACCAAGAATCCAGAAGAAGCCACAGAGGAAGAACATAAAAGGCCACATCCACCACTCGTTTGATGGACGCTCGTAAGCCTCAAGTTTGATTAAGGTGTAGTGCTTCATTTATTGATGTAACTGTAGAAATCAGACACTCGATGTCCGTATTTCTTTTTATACTCCATTTCAGCGTCTCTCGCCCTAGTCCTTTCCCATTCTTCGTGATAGGACTCTGCTTTCTCTCTTGAGATTTTTGTGTGCAAGTCTAGCCATAGAACCCAAGATTGCCAGACAGCCCAGCACAAGAAAAGAATAGCGGTAGTATAAGCACCGATAACACCTGCAACTCGGAGTTGTTCAAGGAATTCTTCTAGGCTCATTTCCAGAACTCCTCTGGGATTACATCTACAAACACAGGAGTCCGCTGACCCACATTTTCCCCAATGATGTTGAAGTGCATATGCTCTTCGGCAGTCTCAAAATCCATAGCATCGTTCTCCATCAGGTTGGCAATGATACGCTCAGTAGAGTAAACAGCGACTACTCCGTCTGGAGTACTGGTCAATCCCACAAAGGCGTGAGCAAGTCCATCAGCAACGACAATCTCGTCATCGATGTCTGCAAGGAATTCTTCAAGTTTCTCGTTGTCTGTTTTGCTCATTTGATTCGGTAGTGAGGGATAGGGCGGGTTACCATTCCAGAGGTAGCCCTATACATACGGACTTCAAGAAGATTATTCTTGAGGGCATCAGCAATCTTTCTGGAGACAACAGGCTCAGACAGATTCCACATCTTCTGGATTTCCCTTCGTGTATAGAATCCTTTGGCTGGCTTCTCAGCAACAGCGTTGCCAAAGAGTTTCTCCATCGCCCGTAGGTCTTTGTTCTTCATAGTCCTTTTACAGAATAGATAAATTCTTTACCGACTCGGTGGGCTTGCCAGACCTTCCAGTCATTGCCTTGGACGAACCCGTAAGTCCAGCCAGACCCCCACTTGGAAGTTGCTAATCTGTTTTTAGCGTAGTCGGGGGACTTGTGGCATAGGCAACCTCCAGAGAAGCCGACAGCACCCATATGCTTGCGAGCGTTGACTTGCTGGATAGAATGTAGGTGACCCATAATGACAGCCCCTTGAGGCTCGGCATAATGGATTGCGTGTTCCTCCACGGCACGGACACCACAGGTATAGCCGTGTACGAATGCCACCTTGCCCAGCCTGTGTACACCTTCCTCTGCGTGGTAATCGTAAATCTTCTTGCATCCGTTCTTCTTGAGGTGGTTGCGGATGTCGTTCTTTAGGTCGTGGCAGTAGTCTACCATCATGCCATGCGTAGAGCCATTAATAATCTGGTCTAGGCGGTCATCGTGGTTTCCGTTTAAGAAAATAGTAGGCTGGACACGGCTGATAAATTCCTTGCCAGCCTTGACATCAGCGACCAAAGACTCATCTTCT